CGACAATGACTGACCCGTACCGCTGCTCCGACTGCGGACACACCGCCGTCGTCCCCAGCCTCATCACCTGGCACCGCGAACACCACTGCCCCGCACGACCACACTGACCGGGAGGAGCCGTGGCGCTACCGTCATGGCTCCAAGCCGCCCGTGACCACTACACGCCGAACCCGCAAGCCGAACTCCACCGCAGAGACCCGGCAGCATGGGCCCGCGACCGGCTCGGCGTACACCTGTGGTCCAAGCAGCGCGACATCTTCGCTTCCGTCGCCGGCCACCGCCGCACCGCCGTAAAGTCGGCCCATGGTGTCGGGAAGTCCTACTCGGCTGCGGTCCTCGCCTGTTGGTGGATCGACACGCACGAGCCCGGCGAGGCCATCGTCGTATCGACCGCGCCGACCTACAAGCAGGTCCACGCCGTTCTGTGGGAAGAGATCCGCAAGCACCACCGCCGCAACGACCTGCCCGGCACGATCACCAAGACGGACGAGTGGACCGTCCGCGACACCCTGGTCGGGATGGGCCGCAAGCCCGCAGACCACGACGAGCACGGCTTCCAAGGCATCCACCGCCGCTACGTCCTGGCGATCATCGATGAGGCGTGCGGCGTTCCGAAGAACCTGTACACCGGCGTCGAGTCGATCACCACGAACGCCGACTGCCGGATCCTGGCGATCGGCAACCCGGATGACCCGAACACCGAGTTCGGTGAGGTCTGTAAGCCTGGCTCCGGCTGGAACGTGCTGCAGATCAGCAGCTTCGATTCTCCGAACTTCACCGGTGAACCCATCCCCGACAATCTGCGCCACCTCCTGCCGTCCGTCGAGTGGGTCACTGACGCCGAGAAGCGCTGGGGCAAGACGTCGCCGATCTACACCTCGAAGGTTCTCGGCGACTTCCCCGAGACATCCGAGAACACCCTGATCCACCCGCGCTGGATTACTGCAGCGCAGGGCCGCGACCTGCCGAAGGCCGGCCCGGACACCCTGGGTGTCGACGTGGCACGCTTCGGCACGGACCGGACCGTCATCGCCCACCGCTGTGGCGGCTGGGTGCGGATCGTGAAGACGATCTCCTCATCTGCGACCACGCAGACGGCCGGCGAAGTGATGGCCCTGCAACGCCAGACCGGGCGCCCGACAGCGAACGTCGACGGCGTCGGTGTGGGCGGCGGCGTCGTCGACCTGCTTCGCGAGCACGGCGCACCGGTCGAGGACATGCAGGCCGGAGGCGGGGCCCGCGAAACGGAGCGGTTCCTCAACGCCCGCGCCGAATGGTACTGGGCGCTCCGTGAACGCTTCGAGTCCGGCGACATCGACATCGACCCCGACGACGACCAGCTCGCCGCCGAACTCGGAGCGATCCGCTTCGAGTACGACAGCCGGGGACGGATCAAGATCGAATCCAAGGACGACATGGCTGCCCGCGGCATGCATTCACCCGACCGGGCCGATGCGCTGATGCTCGCGTTCTCCGTCACCACCAAACGACGTGTCCGCCTCGGACGCTTCTGACCTCCAGGGAGGCATCATGATCGACGACCTCCACGAGGCGTTCGACGGCTGGGCCAGCCGCGTCGGACACCTGCGCCAGTACCGCGACTACTACGACGGGCGCCACCTCGCCCCGTACGCCTCGCCCGCGTTCAAGGCGCGCTACCTGTGGCTCATCGCGCAGTCGCGGGAGAACCTGATGCCCGCCGCGGTGTCCGCGTTCACCGACCTGATCGAGATCACCGGATGGGACACTGCCGCGACCGTCGACAAGGATCTGACGGCCGGCCTGGGCAGGCTCGCCGCGTTCGTGCACCGTGAGGCGTTCACCACCGGCAACGCGTTCACTCTCACCTGGCAGAACAGGGCCGGTGAGGTGCGGCCCATCTTCTACCGGGGCGACCAGCTGATCCCGCATGTCTCCGACGATGACCCGGAGGTTCTCGCCTGGGCGGTTCTCCCCTCGATCGACAAGGCCGGCTACGGCCGGGCGACGATCTACTACCAGGACGTCGCCGAGCGGTGGATCACCCGCGACCAACTGCGCGACGCCTCCGGCAATGTGCGCGAATGGCCGGACAGTTCCGCCGCATGGAAGCCGTACGTCGACCCGATCGACGGGACCGGGAACCTGCCGCACGGCTTCGGCGCCGTGCCCGTGTGTTGGTGGAAGCGTGACCCCGAGGACCAGTGGTCCTACGGCCGGTCGGTCCTGAAGGATGCGATCCCCTCCCAGGACGAGCTGAACTTCAACAAGGCGGTGACGAACGCCGCGGTGGAGCGGATCGGCCGCCCGATCCGGTGGGCGCTGGCCGATGACGTCCCGGAGGGCAGTGTCGAGTTCGATCCGACGACCGAGGACATTCTGACGCTGACAGCGAAGTCGGCCGGCGAGTTCGGTGGGCCCGATGCTGCCGCCCTAGTGGCGCTGCAGGCGAACGCCGAGCATTCGCTCGCGAACGTGATAGGGGTCCCGCCCTACGTGTTCACCCAGTCCGTCGGCGACGTACCCTCGGGTGTGGCCCTGCGGATCCTCAACTCGCGGCGCACATCATCGGTGGCCGCGTTCTGTCGTGACGCGTCGGCCGTGTGGCGCGGCCAGATGCAGCTGCTGGGCGTCGACGCGGAGCCGGTGTGGGCCGACCCGATGCCGATGGCAGAGCAGGAGGCCGTCGACATTGCGGTGGCCAAGCGACGCGATCTCGGGTACGCCCTCCAGGATGCCATCGAGGACCTGGGGGAGGCTGACGCGGAAGGCATCGTGCAACGCGCGCAGGCTGCCGCGGAGTCCGACCGGGCCGCGACAGCCCGCCAGTGGGCGCAAGGAAACCTACTGAACGGGGCGTAGCGTGGCGGTCAACGACCAGACGCTCGCGATCGAACGCGCTTCCCGGGCGGCGATCGACCAGATCACCGACGACCAGACGCGCGACATGGTGGAAGCGTGGGCGCGCGGCTGGCAGTCGGTCCAGAACGATCTGGAGCGGGCCGCGTTCGACCTTGCCCGCGACCCGCAGGCGATGGCCGAGTTCCAGGGCTTGTCCGCCCAGGGGCCTGGCACACTGCACCCGGGGATCGGGAAAGCCCGCGCGGTTCGGCTCCTCGCGCAGGCGGCAGAACAGGCCGGCCAGCAGCTGTCCGACCTGCTGACCGCGGCCGGTGTGCGGGTCACGCCCGACATTGCCAAACTCGTGGCGCAGGCAGAGGCCTACCAGGGTCAGATGATCGCCGCCCAGTTTCCGTCGTACGTGCCGTGGGACTGGACCCGGGTGCGCCCCGGCGACCTGGCAGCGATCGTGGCGCGCACCACGCAGACGATCCACCAGCGGCTGTGGGTGCTGTCCGACTCCGCAGAGGAGGCGCTGAAGCGTTCCCTCGTCGCGGGGATGGGGCAGGGCGCGAACCCTCGCGACGTCGCCCGCCGCATGATCGAGCTGACCGAGGGCGACTTCAACGGAGGGCTGCGGCGCGCCGTGGTGTTGGCGCGGACCGAGCAGCTCGACGCGTACCGTGCCGCCTCCCTGGCGTCCCGGGCGGCGAACGCTGACGTGCTCGCCGGCTGGGAATGGATCTGCCACTTCTCGCCCAGGACGTGCCGGTCGTGCCTGTCGAAGCACGGCAGCGTGCACCCGCTCGACGAGCCGGGCCCGGACGACCACCAGCAGGGCCGCTGCACCGCGGTCCCGGTCACGAAGTCGTGGGCCGACCTCGGCTTCAAGGGGATAGCCGAGCCGCCCTCGGCTACCCCCGATGCGGAGGCATGGCTGCGCTCCCAGACCCGCGACGTGCAGAACCGCATCCTGACCGCCCGCGGACGTGAGGCGTGGGAGTCAGGCGACTACCCCATCGGGGACTGGTCGCAACTACGCCACACACCCGAGTGGCGCGACTCCTACGCGCCATCGACCCCGCCGAAGAGGGGCGAGTAGCCCCACGAGACGACCCCGACGCATGCCCGCACGGGCACACCCACCAGCCCCCTGCACAGGAGGAACCAGCATGACCGTCCCCACCCCCGAATCGGCCCCCGACCCGGTCATCCCCGACGCTGCACAGCACGAGGATGCCACCGACTGGAAGGCCGAAGCACGCAAGTGGGAAGCCC